AGTCCTTGTTTTTTATAGTCTATCTCTAGCCCGTCTAGATATATGCTATCTTTGCCATTGACCCAAACCCTGGCGCCATGGCTTTCATATTTGAACCAATCACGTGTGATTGGTGCAGTGTCAATGTATTCTAACACATATGCCAGTCCTGAGCAACCTGTTGTTTTGACCCCAACACGAATGCCAATACCGTTCCCACGACGTTCTATATGTTGTAGAATCTTACGTGCCGCAAGCTCGGTAAGTGTGATCATTTTACAACCACAACCAAATACCCTGGCTCAGCAGTATCACACCTATTACGGCCACTACTTCGCTGATCTTGTACATCTTGTTGTTGACTGCCAGGATGCTTGCACTCAGTAACACAATCGCCAACTGGAATGTCATGCTGGCAAATGTCAGCCACGGAGTATGCCTGCTTGCATCATCACGTGCGGCTTCGAATGCCTGTGCTTTTGCCAACAGTTCTTTCTTGCCTTCTTGCTTTGCAGGGTCAGACTCGTAACGTGCAATCTTGGCTTCAAGTTCTGCTCGGCGTCGTGGGTTTTGAGTTTGTTCCAGTTGTCCTTCGGCAATGCTTTGCTTGATACTCTTGCTTTGATAGAAAGCATAGGTGTCTGTGGCCTTGAGCATGTTCTTTAACACCGCACCTGAATGCATGCTTGAGAAGTATGTAGTAACAGCCAGGAACAGAGCCATGATAACAATTACCAGTCCTGCTTTGTCTTTGATTGCTGCCTCACGTTCTGAGCGTGATAGGGGTTTAATTTCTGTTGCCAATTGATTTCTCCTTATAATCTTTTATTGCTGCCTTGATTGCATCTTCAGCGAGTATTGAGCAATGTATCTTTACTGGCGGTAAGGCTAACTCTTCGGCGATGTCGGAGTTTTTGATTGCTCCGGCTTCGTCGAGTGTTTTTCCTTTGACCCACTCCGTAATGAGGCTCGAACTCGCGATAGCCGATCCGCAGCCATACGTTTTAAATTTTGCATCTGTAATAATACCGGTATCATGGTCCACCTTTATCTGTAGTTTCATGACATCGCCGCAGGCAGGTGCGCCTACCATGCCGGTGCCAACTGAGTCGTCAATTTCTAGCTTGCCCACATTGCGTGGGTTTTCATAATGATCAATTACCTTGTCTGAGTATGCCATGTTATTGTACGTTCGAGGTATCGTAGGTCTTGGCAAAGATATCTGTTTTGACAGCACCGTAGTCGCCCGAGCCATGCTTGACAATATAGTCATTGCCTGTGGTGTAGTTTAGATCACCCCAGCTGGTATGCAGTACACCATCATGGTCAGCAAGTTTAGCTACCTTCATGATTTTCTTAGGGGTGCATTCACCATCACCTAGGTCGTCTTTGTATTCACGGAACTTTTCTGGTGTGATAGGATACTGCTCACCTTTGGGGCCAGTCATGATATAATGACCTGTGTCATACCTGACAGGACCTTCTAGTGTTTCCACAGTGCCAGGTTCTTGTGCTATTTCATATTTTTCAACCGCAGGTTTTTTGAATGTTGGAAATGAACCTTTTTCGAACCAAGTGTCATTGACCACAGCGTCAGCTTCAGTAATCATATCTGCGTACTTTCTAAAAAATGTTGCGTCCATTGAAAAATTATCCTTACACAAGTATAAGGTATTTATCTAAAAATGTCTATGGGTTAGGAGCGATTGGCCATGGCTGATTTAGCCATTGCTTTGACCGTTTTTTCTGGATCTGGAGTCGTTGCTTGATCTTTGCTGGCTTGATCTTGGTCAACAGCACTTGAGTCCGATTCGTCACCAAATCCTTTTAGGGTGACTTTTTCCCGATCAAGATTCTTGATCAGTTCGCCAATTGCAGGATTGTTTTCTTGTGCAGCCACAAGATTGTCAAATGTGAAATATTCGCTACCACCCTGATTCTTGACCATGTTGATCAAGCTCTGTGTACCAATGATTGGAGTTAATTTTTTGTTGTGGGCTCGGCTACGAAGAAATTGTAGAATGGTAACCAAATTGGCATCACCGGCCGGACTACCACTTACTTCATCAATGCGCATGATTAACGCTTTTCTCTGCCCAGGTCTACTTCGCCGCCTGCGGCAGCATCTGTTGCGGCAAATTCGTCGCCCATGTCCATTTCGCTTTCAGGGCCCATACCAGGAGCAGCGCCAGGCATTGGAGCACCCATATCGCCACCGGCATCCATACCACCCATGCCCATGTCTGGTGAACCTTCACCAGCTAGATTACGTGCGGCATTGTCTGTTTGTTCACGGGCGCCTGTTAGTTGTTGTAGGATGTTGCTTAGAACACTGCCAACTGCACCTTTAAATGCGTCTGCTTGTTCGCTACCAATTTGATCGCGGATAGTATCAATAAGTGCAGGCATCTGTTCGTTCTGCATCTTGCTAACATCTTCAATCATGTCCTGAATACTATCTACCATGTCCTTGGCGGCCAGGATAGCTTCTGACTTCCCCATTTCACTTTCGTTCAACTGGCGATTCTCGCTAATCCAACGATTCAATCCTTCACGCACCATTAGCAGTTCCATGTACTTTGGATTCTTCTCTGCGGTGTGTACACCATAGTTGCGGCGCAGTTGGTTCAGGTTTTCACCTAGTGCGCGGCTCAGATGTTGTGCTTTGCCAACAGTGAGTTTGCTATAATCAATACCAAACCCAAAGCGGGTTTCATTTATTCTGTTAATGCGCTTTGCTGTTGCTCTGCTGCCAATTTCTTGTAGTCTCATGGTTGTTTATCCCAAATCTTAATGTATTTAGCCGAATTGATCAATTTATCTAGATATTCCTGAGCTGCCGTTAGCTTAGGGCCAACATCGCTCAGTCTAGCATCATATAGATCTTGTGCAAACCCATTATGGGAAGCACTGGCACTTTTATACTTATGCCTGTACAGTTGATAGTCATGATCTAGTTTGCGCACAGCTTGATCCTGCGCACGAAGTTCCATGGACCTGTTGAAGAGCTTTTTATACTCTAGGAGGCAATACATCACTGCTGATATTTTGCTTGAGAACAGTATTTTTTTGTCGTTGTTGTTGTTATCAACTGCCCAGGCACCGCTGTCGGGATACACGTTATACTGATTGATCCGGTATCCATTGCTGCTGGGTAGCGGCAGCATGATTAGTTCGCCGCGGTTTACCAGCGTTTGTATCTGCTGTTTAGACCACCAGCTCAAATAGGTAGCCATAACTTCTTCGGCTACCTGTTGCTCGGCTAATTTGTAGGCTTTTTGTTTACGCCGTTTTTTTGTGGTATGTGATTCGACCATTTTGATTTTGACGATATAGTACGTCTTTGTTGACTAGGCTGTTGGCCAATTGGATCTGTCGTTCATTTAGATCCTGCCGATGAACTTCAGCGTTCTCCCGGAATAGTGCTAACACATCCGATTCCTCGTTTGTGATAGGAATACGTATATTGTTAACTAATTCAATTATTTTCATTTATTAATTAGATGCACAGTTAATGTTATCAATCCAGCAATCAGCACAGATATAATAGCAGTTCCTATTGCTATTATTTGCTTGCTCTGTTTATCGCCAGAGCCAGCCAGAGATTCCCGAATAGCAATAATGTGCTCTTCTAGTTTTTCTACTTTACGCTCAACTGCGTCAAGTTTGTTATCCAATTTTTCATACCTTTCTGCACACAGTTCGACGTGGGCTTCAAGGCTCTGTTTTTCAATATTCGTGGACATAATGTCGCTTTCTAAATTTGCGAGATGCGGTTTAATATGCCATAAAAGTGAGCCATGATTTGAGCCAATGATTGCCAGAGCATCGTCTATCACTTATTTAAGTCAAATGAACAAATTTTAAAATATATGTTTTTGATGGCACCACTTGTCCAAAATATCGGAAGCATGAATTTAGCGGTTTCGCTCAGGTATGTGATCACTGGTACTTTGTCAAAGCTCTCATCAAGATAATACAAAGGATTGTCGAGATGCCGAAACACGCTTTCGTGTTCCACTGTGAATGCAAAACTCCACACACGATGATTGCCAGTATACATCTCGCCAAACTCGTAGTCTTCTAGATTATGGTCTGTGACCTGTTGTATCAGTCCCATTGGTTGGGCACGGAGACTAATACACTGTATCACTGTCTCCCAGTTACGCTGTTGATTACGCTCAAGCTCTTGCGTTCCTCGATCTCGAGTCACACCTGTGTCGGTAATATCAACTAGAGTATATCCTGCAATGTAATTACGTGAGTCCATGCTATTACTTATCGCCAACAAAAAAGGCACTATAAAAGTGCCTTCTCTGTTCTACCATTAGGAAAAACCTAATTGTAAACGACGAACTATTAAGCGCCAGCTGGACTTACAACAAAGCTGGTACCAACTGCAACTGTACATGCAGCACAGTTAAAACTATTAACTGTACCAACTGCGTCAAGAGCTGCTTCTAGAGCGGCTGCTGGAGGTGCATTTACACCATCACAGATGATGTTGATGATACCTGAGGTTGCATGTGCAAAGAAACAGATGATTGATGGAAACACACGAAGAATTGCTTCTAGTGCCTCGCTGTTAGCATCATCTTGTGCTGCCAAACTTGCTTGTGCATTGACGCTGTATAATACAACGCTGCCGCCAAATTGACCTTCTGCACCTAGTGACCAAGTACCTGGGGTACCGATGGTGCCGTTATTAATACCGTTGAATGAGCCGGTTGTACCAGCATATGTGTAGTTTGCACTACGAGTAACTCCGATTGCCATGTTATTTCTCCTAAGATTATAGCGCAATGCGCTTGTGAATATTTATGATTGATCAGCAAAAAAGGCAGTTGCCTGCCTTTTTTGTTTTGTGCTACAGATGCTTATTAAGCTACAGTGAATGTTGTACCAGCGGTTACCAATGTGCCTGTCAGGTCAATACTGTTTGTACCAACTGCTGCTCCCAATGCTACGATTGCTGCCTGTACCACAGCAGCTGACGGTGCATTAACACCATCTGTAATAACGTAGATATTGCTGGCTGCTGTGTTAGCCATGCTGTAGCTAATAACGCCACTAGGCATAGTTTGCAGAATCTTTTCTACTGCTAGGCCCAAACCTCCGTCTGGATTAGCTGCCATTTCACCGCGTAGGTCAACTGCTGTTAGACCAGCCACACGTGGTTGAATGTGAAAGAATGCTAGACTGGCGCCTAGTTCTGCACCTGATTCTCCGTTAATTACACCTTCTAGGCCCACACCACCGTGGACTCTTGTTGCTCCGATTGCCATGTTATTTCTCCTAAAAATATAGCGCAGTGCGCTTGTAAATATTTATGATTTGGTACTATAAAGTCAGTGCATGAAGTGATTTTTAGCCAGTACCCAGATATCTAGTTGTGTACCCTGTTGGTTAAAAACCCTGGTTAATGTTGCCCAGGCAAGACTTTTTTCGCCCGATGTTGCACCTGCCCAGTCACTGACTGTTCTACGAGCTTGATGTAGATCGCTGCCAGCAATCATTAGGTCTTCGTCTAGCTTGATCAAAAAGCTACGAATGCTACTGTGTGTGTTTGCAAAGAAAGTGCGCAGGTATGTTTTGATCTGCAGGGCAGGAGCATACAATCCAATCTTGGTTTTTAGCTGATCTTCGTAGTCATTTTGGTTGCTTAGTACAGCAATCATGTTGGCTAGATCTGTTGTGCCCGAACGCATGTGATCAAAGTCGTTGAACGCCATGGTGCGATTTACATAGGTCCAGGCCTGCGATTCATTTTCCACTCGCAGTATTTCTAGTACCAGGATGCTAGAGAACAGCAACTTTGCTAGGTCAAGAGAGCTACGTCCTTTGAGGTTGTCTGGATACTTAAACAACCTTGCTTCAACCAACTCATCTTTTATAAAATCAAACATGTTATCCGTTCTTGGCAAAGTTTGCCTTGCTGAATCCCAGGCGATCAATCAGCTTCATCTTTTCGTCGCCACCACCTACTACATAGCCTTCGTGTCCCGAATCATTGCCGGTGAATGCTTGTATATCGCCTGCACCTACCTGTGTGTCAAT